CAACCATCGAGGAGACTTAGCATCTGTCTCTCCGTACTGCGAATTAGTACCTTCGTTTGTATAGGTCGTAATATACTCAATAGCTTTCTTATGGTCATCAGTCCCGGGAACAGAAGATCCAGCAACAATGAGCTTATCTTTATACTTATTAAATAACTTTGTACTGACATTAGCCAGATCAAAATCATAAACACCACCTTGGTAGCGGATAGATTCTTGAATAAGCTCTTCAGCAACATCGTCATCTAAATGACCTTTTAATGCACCTTGTATATCACTAGGGATAAAACCATCGTACTTTTGTTTATATACAGCCATTAACTGCATTTTCTGTTCGTTAGTAGGATTCTGTAGTGACTTAATTATTTCTACATCAGCAGCTATATCTGCATTTCTGTCATCTGTTTTAGCAGATTGTGCTTTGACATTTGCATCTGCTAATTCTTCTCCAAGACTATCCCATTCTTTCCAAGAAGTCATAGTCTTAGTAGATCCATCACGAGCTGTTATTTCGTGATTAACTATAGACATAGCTTCTGCATATGAAATCTTATTATCAGCTACTAAATCAATAAGACTTTCTTTAAAAGCTATTCTTCCTGCTTGTATAGAAACTTGATTTCTAGCTGCATATCTAGCAGACCAATCGTGAGCCAGTTGATGCCCCACATTAGGATCAGCCGTAACAAATCCAATTTCTATCCTCTTGTCATCAAATTCTTTGATCTGAATTTTATAAGCAGTTTCTCTTTTTACAGCTTGTTCTTTTCTTCTTTTTGCATCAAACTTATCTATCTCAGGTTTCACAACAGTAGCAACTAAAGCTTCATTTAATCCTGCAAATTGTTTTGCAAATTCAAATTTAATTTTAGTATCTAGTGCTGCTTGTTCTTGTGGAGATAAATCATCTAGATGTCCTACCGAAACTTGTTTACCATCTCTGATAACATCTATCTTTACAGTTTCATAAGCATCATAAACGTACTGGTCATAGGTTTTAGCTTTTTCTAAAGCATACTGTTCATGAACCATATACTGTTCCCAGCCTGCCATTTTGCGAAACTCTTGAGCAGTTATTGAGTCACCAGTTTCTGATTCATATTTAGAAGCAAATTCGTTAGTAGCTAGGTGATCTTCAAATAATTGATCCCTTTCACCTCTAAACTGAGCTTCTAATTCTGGACTAACACCTCTAGTTAATATGTCTAGTTTTATCTCTGCTTCTCTATCTTGTCTGTATTTGTCTTGTTTTTTCTTTATGTAGTCAGCTAAAGATGATGATAAGTCTGCTATCTGACCCCATGTTTTTTCAGTATTCCTAATTCTATCAGCAGAGTTTTTTTGTAATTGCTGTAGATATCTTTCTTCTGAAGCTTGTATTTGTGCATCAGATTTTTCCTGTTCTGGAATGATATCAACTATCTTTTCTGGTGTGAATGATTGTTGATTTATATTATACTCAGGGATCATGATTAACCTGTTGT